CCCAGCTCGGTGTCTGCTACTTTTAGCCATCTACCGGCATCCACAGCCTTGATGACAGCTGCTCTACTTATTGCCATAGTCTAATTTTTATTTTTATATATCTTTTGAGCCTAAAAAATTTAGAAAAGATTATGCCGCAAAATATAGCCATTGGATTTCCCAAGGATATGCATTTATAGTAGGATCACCGATTGGTGTATCGGTTAAATAGTATTGAAGCTCCACAATGTTAACCCATTTAGTTGCATCATTAGGATTAGTTACCCATGTCCAAGTTACATTTAGTGGATCACCCCCTATAGTATTTGAATCTATTGAGATGTATTTATCCTGAGTAAAATTGTATAATACAGCGGAACGGTAAACTCCTTGTGACATAGTGTTATTTTTGTTTTATATATTAAGACAAAAAAAGGTCCGCCGAAGCGGACCTTTTCAAACAGTATGATTACTATTTATTAGATGATATCAACTCCGTTGAAGTTGAAGTTCAATACATAGTACATAGTTTGTGGGTGGAATCCAGCGTCTACTAAGTCGAATCTAGATTTAACCGCGATTTTAGGAGCCATAGTTCCTTCTGCGATTGTCTCAACAGATTCAGCCATTAAGTAAGGCATGAATACCAAACCAGGAGAGTTACCATCACCTTTACGACCTACAGCGATCTTAACATCGTTAAAGTCTCTGTTTGGATCTACATAAACAGTTACACCTGCGATAGCTCCAATTGGGTAAAGAGAGCCACCAGCTTGGTTAACTGTGTTAGAAAGAGGATAAGCAACGAATCCTGCGATGTCTTGAAGAGCAGATGCCATCTTACCGCCAGTTACAGCGAAAGTAGCAGGTCCTCTACGACCACGAGTAGCGATCAAGTTAGAAGCAGCAAGAACCTTAGTAAGGATTCTACGTTGCAATGTACCTTGAGTTTCGCCACCACCACCAACTGATACAGAAGTAACAGTTACAGAGCGGTTAACACCAGTGTTATCAGTTCCAAGAGCAATAGTAACGGCACCGGTAGCACCAGTAGTAAATGCAGCTGAAAGAACAGTGCTATCTACTTGAGATACTTGGAAAGCGTTAGTTACGCCATTCTTGAAGATTCTATCCAAGATATACTTGTTGATAGACTGAGTCAATTCGTTAACTAATACAGCTTCTACTTGAGCAACTGCATCGATACCGAATTGCTTAAGGTCTTGTACTTGTTCGCGAGTTACAGCGGCAGCAACTTGGTAAGTTTTAGCGGCAACTGATTTGTTGAACAATGATAGACCTAAGATGTTATCAGGAGTAGATTCTCCATCTCCTCTTTGATAAGGATCAGTGCTGTTGATAGACTTAGCAAAGGTAGGAACACCAGATGCAGGGTTATTTTCAGCGAAAGCATTACCAGAGAAACCAACGATATGGTCTTCTAAAGCCTTAACTAATTCAGGAGCTCCGTCGAAGTTAACACGAACTACGGTTAGAGGATCATCAGAATAACCATCAGTAGCTGCAGTGATTGCAGTATAGATTGGTTGATAACCTTCTTCACCTTGTGCAAAAGGATCAGATCCTTGAGCAGCATCAGTTCCTTTACCTCTTACGCGGAAAATAGGATAACCGTCGATACGAGACTTACCAACGAAAGTTAATTCGTATGCACCAAAGTTACCAGTACCAACATAAAGAAGATCGTTAACTGCTAAGTCACCACCAGTAGCGATAGTTAAAGGAACTTTGATCATTAAAGGAGCAGAGTTACCGTTAATACCACCGGCTTGTGAAGTGCGACCACCACCATATACGAAGTCTAGGTAAGTAAGAACTCCCATAGGACCTTGCATAGGAACTACAGGTACAAGATCAAGACCTACAGTCTGAGCAGCTACCTGCATAGCAAGTGGCAACAAAGAGAATGGTCTATCACCAGAACCTGGGGTCTGAGAATAGAAAGCGTTCATTGTAGTAGGATCTCCAGGGAAAGTAGGAGCGCCCATTGATTGAACGTTCATGTTTGGATTGAGGTGTACAGTATTGTAAACACTTTCATTAAGGTTATGGTAGTGGCAATACTTAGACATCCAAGATAACTTAGACTTTTCAGTAATACCAGTAGCCTCCTCAATGATAGGTGCCCACGTCTTTTGTACTTCAGCCTCATTAATTAAATGATTTGCGTACATTTTGTTTTTTGTTTTTTGTTTTTATTAATCAATCTTTAGCTCTTTGCTTTTTAGCTATTAGATTACATTTTTATATATTATCGTCCTAAGTTGAATTTTACTCTATTAACAAGATCATTTGCAAATGATTCATTTACTAGAGGCTCCTTAGGTGCAGAGGCCTCAGCCGCTGTTTTACTTTCATTAATCTGTTCTAATTCCATTTGTGACGGTCTTAGATCTCTGGTACCCCAGAAGTTATTAATGGCATAAGGAGTAGTTAATGTATAGAGCTTAGATTCTGCAATGATTTGATTCTTACGAGATTCTGATAGAGCTTCCCATTTAGCGGAAAACTTTTCTGGCATATCAGCAATAAAATTTAATTCTCTTTTCTTTTCAATAAAGCAAGATTCCCAAATATTTTCAGCCTGTACAGTTGACATAATTGGTTTAGCATTCATTGATTCAACAATTGACTTTTGCTTATCTTCGGAAAGTGAATTAAATTCATTCTTCTTAGATTCAGAAAGGAAGTTCATAAAATGCATTTCAGTAACAACCTTAGTTTTAGCTTCAGCCTTTGCAATTAATTTATTTAAGGCTTCTTCAATTGAATCTTTATACTCTTTCTTATCAGATTCTTTTTCTTCTTTATATGATTCGCAAGTAGAACCTTCATTCTTCTTATCTTCAGTAGACTCATTAAGAGGAGTACCTTCAACACCATTTACATTTTCTGCAATGTATTCAGAATACTTAATACTTTTTCTTAAACCTTCTGCAAGATGTTCAGAATATGCAATATTCTGATCAACCTTTTCAGCTACGTATTCAGAATACTCAATTCCTTTTTCAAGGTTTTCTCCTAAATAGTTTGCATATTGGATTCCCTTATCGGCTTTTTCAGCAACATGTTCAGCATATTGAATTGAGTTATCTAATTCCTCAGCAAGGTATGTGGTATAATTCTTAATCTTATTTACATTTTCAGCTAAATAGTCAGAAAAAGAAATGCTCTTATCAAGATTTTCAGAAAGATATTCAGCATAATCGCTTAACTGATTTACCTTTTCTCCAATATGTTCACTGTACTTAATAAGTTTTTCAACGATTTCAGTATTATCTGAATTTGCGGATTCTTTTACATTATTTAATACGCCTTGAACATATTCAGTGTATTTTTGAAAATCCTCAACGGTTACAAAATTTTGATTTTCCATTATTGGTTCTTTTTTATCTTCTGTATTTTTGGTTTCTTCCATTTCGTAAATGAATAAAGTAGGATCAGCATCAAATCCATAAGATTCGTTAACTCTTGATAGTTCTGCATTTTCAAATCCTGGATCTGCTACTAGGTCATAAGTAAAGAACTTCTTAATCTTTACCTTTCCATTCTCATCAACAGTACCAGCAGCACGGCTTGAGATATGAAGAGGAATACCGTCCTTAATTAAAGCCTGAGCTTCTTTACCCTTTGTAGTATTTAATAAACGAACTCTTCCAAGAACCTGCTTATTTTCAGAGTCATACTTTAGAGATTCTATTACATGGGATACGTTAGAGAGACTAATATCAAAATCTTTTGGGTGGTCTAATTCACCTAAAAGTTTGTTTGTCTTTACCTTTTCTTGGAGTTCATTAATATGAGGTAAAACTTCCTTTTCCTCATAAATTCTGTTGTTCTTATTACGAACACCGAACTCGGTAAAAACGCCTTCTAATACGACGGCGCCATCATCATCTGTCTTAAATGATAAATTAGACTGTGATCTCTCAAGAATTAATAGTTTTTTTCCTGACATCTTCTACTTGTTATTTGATTTATATATTATCAACTTATAAAGTTTTTATCCTAAACCCGCCAATGGATCTTCTTCAATACCGCCTGCGGGCTTTTCTGGCTTGAAAAGTTTCTTATCTGCACCTAAAAGAATCTTTTCAATATCTTCTTCGGTGTATCCTTGTGTCTTTAGATCAGATCTATCCTTTGCTCGTTGGTTGGCCTTAAGGTCATCTTGTGTAAATCCTCCATACCTCTTAATTAACCATCCTAAGTCAAAATACGGTATTTCTGTCATATTTTCGTCCATTACACTTAATTGGGTCTTCATATTTCCAATAAAGTCTACTCTCTTGGTTTGAAGTTCCATTTCTTTCATTTCTTCAAATACGTTATCCTTAATGTATCTTAATGCCAATCCAGCCTTAAATGCAACATCATTCTTAAGTTCTGGGTGGTTAAGACACATTTGAAGATAAACTGGTTTGATTAAGATTTCCTGGAAAATTGATCTTAAACGATCAATAAATTTAGAAAACTTAATTTCATCTCTTAGCATACCGCTTGCTTCCATATCATAAGTATTACCACCTTCTTTATCAAAGCGTGAGAATGGAATTTTTGAAGCAAGCTTAAGTTTATCAGCAAAGTATTTTAACGATTCAGTATCTCCTAAATCAGGACCATCTCCACCGATGGTACTAATTTCAGGTTGTTCACCATCCTTAGATGGTAACCAATATTCCTTGTTGAAAGGCATCATTGGTTTTCCGTTCGTTTGAATTTCTCCACTCTCGTAATTAAAATCTACTACCTCACGGTAAGAATTCATTAACTGTGCAAGGGATTGTTTTGCCCTTGTTTTAGATTTACCACCCACAGGTATAATAAACTGGGTCTTAAACGATGCATTGGAAACAGCCCAGATAATTCTGGTAGTTTCCATAATTCTTAATAGGTTAAAAGAACGTATAAGTCTCTCAACATAAGAGATTCTTTGTGGTGAATTAACCTGTGAATATGAAAGGTAAATAATTTGAGAATCCCAAAGCTTTCTTTCCTTAGGACCTCCGCCTTTATACTGAACCCACATTTTCTTTCCGGTATCAGTATCTAAACCTGGCATTAATGAAATAGGATCAAGTTCTTTAAATCCTATGATTTCGGTTTGTTTATCATTATAAACTATTTCAAATGCAAGATATCCATCAACTAACCATTTCCTAAAATAATTCCAAGGTTGAATAGCATCATTAAAGCCAAAGTAATTGTAAATGTTATTATAAATATCTCCAATCTCTTCTTCAATAGAATTACTTATTTCCCCATTAAATTCTGCATAAGAAAAATAGTTACTCTTATCAAATACTATTGCCTCATCAGTAACTACATCAAGAATATCTTCTATTTCATCTTGTACCGCAAAGGTTCTTAATTGATCTCTCTTCTTTTCATAATCTCTATCAAAGAATGAGATGTTCTTTTTAAGACTAGTATCGGTTAATGATAAGGCAGCAAATGCAGCATACATATCATCTGCATCAGATCCCATTGGGTTCATTGTATAACCCATTGCATTTTCGGTAAAACCGATTGCTCTGGAATTACGAATAATCATATCATCATATGCCATTCCTAAGTTAGAAAGATCTTTTAGAATCTTTCTTACCGGGTTGGAATCTGTAAGAGGACCTCTTCTATTTGTGAATCCTGCCATGTTTTATCATTTATTGTTTTATATATTCTGGTAATATAAATCTTGCGCCTGTAAAATTGATCCGCCAAAGAAAAAGTTATCATCATTAACGGCACCAAGGTACCAGTCTTCATAACCAATTATCTTTGGATCTTTCATACGATCTAATCTATATTGCCTAATTGCATATGTTAAATTATATTTTCTACCTAATGACTTTTTAACAGCTTCATAGGTAAAGTCTTTATTAAATGTTTGTTTTGCAACTTCCCCAGCATTATTAGATTGCCTTTCAAAGAAACCGCTAAACGATTTTATGATGTCTTCCATAAAAGGTATTCTTGCATCATAAGGAATGTAATGCAAATTAATTCCTAACTGGTTTGTCATTGATCCAGGAACAGCGCCTAATCCTATAACAATAGGAAATGTATCATAAAAAGTCTCATTCTCAGTAAAATATCTAAATGCATACATTCTGCCTTGATCTAAAACACCAGTTCCCTTAACACCCATTGATAGCAAATCCTTAGAGGATGCTTTAGAGGCCTTAGACTGCCCTTTGTTCTCGGCAATGTATAAATCTAAATCATCTGTAAAACTACCTATTATCATACTAAAAAAGATTTGAGTCTTCGGTTAACAACATAACCTTAAAATTTCTTTGGTTTGCAGCTTTATTAAGAGCATCTGTTTTGCAAAGATTCCTAACATATGTTTCATAGGCATACTTAAAATTCTCTATTGCCTTTTTGGTGTTTCTTTTTGGCGGAGATGGCTTCTTTAACTGTTCTTTTGGTTTTATCTCTACTACATATTCTTCAACCAAGCCTTCTTTATTCATCTTTACATAAAAGTCTGGATAATAGTTATGAAACTTATTATCTAAAACATTAAAGTATTTTATTGAAAACGGTTCAGACACCCAGCTAATTACATTTTCATTATGATCACACCAATGGCAGAATTTTCTTTCCCATGAGCTTCTGTATATGATAGGACCTGGTCCTATATACTTATGAGGATTGTGTGGTTTATAATAACCTTGTTTAAATCCTGATTTAGCCGTAGGTTTGACATTCTTTATACTCATTGGTATTATTCTAAATGGTATAAATTCCTTCTCCGTCAGAACTACCGTCTATTGAAACGGTTCCTGCATATTTCTTTGGATGTAATTTATTCCAACCTTTTGCAAAACCTCGTTTTGCAATTTCTGTAAAATATGCAAATGCATTTTCACTTTTATCTGGATTAAAGTTTCTCCAATAGCGATAAAGATCCATGTAGGCGAATGCTATACAATCTTCTCTATCGGCGGGATCACGATATGTAAGTTTGGTTGAACATTTATCTGCTAGTAACATTAAGAACTCTAAAGCCTTTGGTGTTAATTCATCAAGTTCTTTTGATTTACGTATTTCATCTAAAAGATCTTTATTATTTAAGTAATTCCTTTTTCTAGGCATAACCTGAACTATTTTTTTATTATATGCAAAAAAAGCCGACAGTTTACCTGTCAGCTTTTTATATAAAGGTTAGCGATTAAATTTCAACCTTAAGGCTTGCCTTCTTTACGATTTTAGATTTATCGGTTTCAGGAACGATGATATTGAGTAAATCAGTATCACCTAAAGAAGTATATTCTTCTGCATTAACAAAAACAGTTTGACCTTTCTTTAATCCGTTTACATTATCTTGAACTTTTGCTTCAACATAACCGTCATTTAGATATTGGTCTTTACTTTTTTTTTCAACTACAGAATAAGTTTCTTGGAGTTCTTTTTCAAACTTAACGATTTCAGTATTGATTAGTTTCAATGCTTCCTGTAATTCTTCAGAATCTCCTAATGATTTGATTGCTTCAGATACTTTATTCTTTTTCTCTTCTAAGAAAGAAATCTTATCATTGATTTCATTTCTCTTTTTATCAGCAACTGCTTTTTGATTACCTTCAGCTACCAATCTTTCAGAAAGAATAGATGATGCATCATAATTAATGAATTCTTTAATCATCTTAACAGCTTCAGTTGCAGATGAATAGAATTTCATTTCATTTACCTGCATTCCAAAATTAACTTTATTAACCCATACACCTTCTTCAACAGCAATTACAGTTAAGAAAAGATTTAAGAATTCAGTAGAAGTAATTCCGGTGAAATTATCCATTTCATGTAAAAGATCTACATTCTCAAAGAATTTACATACAGTATCAGATTTCCATTGGTCTCTATAACCAAAGAATCTTGTTGCAATAAGTGATTCTTTTAATTCTACGATACTTGCATTAGTAAGATCTACTCCGCCTAAGGTTAAAGTACCTTCAACAAGGTTATATTCTAAAGTTTTTCCATTTTCAGAAAAAGTAACTAATGAATTACCGTCAAGCTTAAACATTTTAATACCTTCTAAAACATTAAAGAAACGAGAATCAGTTACTTCAGTTTCAGAAATCTTACCTTCTGTAAAGATATAGTTCTTACCATGTAAGTGGAATGTTAATCCTTCTTCAGACTCCAATACAGGGGAAAGAATTTTAGAAACCTTGCCACCACGATTTGAATAGGCCTTCTGCTCAGAAGAAGCCATTTCGTTTAGAATGTTTTTACATTCAGCTGACCATGGGTTCTTTGCAGCAATAACAGCAAATTTAGATTTAATGTCTTCAGAAGATTCTTTTAAAAGAGTTTCAAATTGGTTAGTTAAACTTTCGTATAGTTTACCCTTTTGTGAATTTGATCTATCAATTGCTTCAGCAATTCTAAATGACCATTTAGAAGAATCGTATGCAGCCATAATATAGCTTCTTAATTCTCTAACTGGGTTTAACCATTCAGATGCAGCAAGATCTCTGTGAAGATTTTTTGCAATCTTAAATTTAAGAGCGGGATTTACATTGTTTTCAATATCTTCACTGATTATTGAAATATCTCCGCTAGAGAATCTCATTGGGAAATTACCTAAAGAATTTTCTAAAATGTTAAGTGCATTTTTTGCGGAATAAGATACTCGTGATTGATCTTCTCCTATCGTATTTAATGCATTAATGGCTTTCATAACGTTTTCATACAAGCCTGCAAGTGTAAATTTCATATTATTATGATTTTTTTGATTGTTTTCAGTTGTGAATATCTGAGCAGCGGCTTTATATGCATTAATACCAGATAACGCCAATTGTTGTGGAGTACCCATTCCTACAAGAATAGCTAAAACTTGACTATCTGATTTACCACTTTTGTAAAATGCGGTAATAAGATCAATCAATTGCTTTGGGGGATTATTTAGATACGGAGCATCAGTATTTACACCATATTGAGGCTCAATAGTACCATTTGCATAGACTTGAGTTTGTCCTTCATTAACTGCTTTACTCATATTTGATGATTTTATTTGTTTTATATATTCTAAGATCCTAAAGTTATTATCCTTCGTCATCTTCTACATTTCTGTATTCCTTACTCTCTGGGGCCTCTAGATCATCATATTTTTTAGCATCAAAGTCAAAGTTAGCAGAAGTTGTTTCGGTTTCTATGTAAGGTCCTCCACGATTAATATCAGAAGGATTAACATACTGCTTATTAGATAACAGATTTTCTGGTGCAATCTTTGCAATGTTATCGATTGTGTATTCAAATTTTTGGAATACTCCACCAAATGATATTCCAAT